TCAGTCTGGAAAAGTCCCCAGTCTAGTGCGCATGCACTAGTGGAAAGTCCCTCCAGAGTCAGCATTTCTGCAGGTCATCTCCATGGCAACCTTCTGTGGTCGGCTAGAACTGCCACCACTTCCTCTTGCAGCACTCTGGCTTATGCTCCTTAGCATAAGCAATATGGCTGATGCTTTGCACATGCTTGAATTCACCTGGTCTCTTTATGGGGGCATAAAAGGTGTAAGCAAGGCCAGAGTCAAACTTCCACACTAGCCTCTCTCCCCAAGGATTCTTCCTGGATTCCCAGCTGAGAGGACTGGAGCAATTTGTTACACTCATTGTTCTCCTGGTCTGGAGGCACTGCCACCGGGCAAAGCTTGAATAAGAACCTAAATGTCTTCGGGTATCTTATCCCTGGGCCATCAGTATAAGATTGCCAGGTAGGAATGAATCCCCATTCATTTTGAGCATATAAGTCCAAGATCTCTTCTCTTCTTTTAGAATGCCAAATCCCTTCCAGTCCCCCCTTTTCTTTTAAAAAGTGGGGCATATCAACCAAGTCCTTGTAGGTGGGTTCTCTTACTGGGCACTGTGGATATACTGGAAAGCCCGTTTCTTCCTCTTCGTCAGTTGAGGAGGACTTCTGCTCCCTGTCGAATTCTTCTTGGGATGTTGATAATGCCCCTAGCAATGGCTCTGAAGCATGCAGCTGTTGATAGTCCCCATTGGTGCCCTCTGCTCCATAGCCCCTGCGCATAGCCTTGTAGTACTTTAAATATTTTTCCTCCTGCTGTTTTGAGCTCTTGCCACCCATATTCAATTACTGCTTGTAGATTCTTCAGCCACACGTAGCCCCTTGAAGTCTTCAGCCAATCTCTGATTTGCTCTTTGCTCCAAGGCTTCCCAAATTCTACTTTGGAGCTGTCTGATTTGGTACTCTGTTTTTCTGAGTCGGGCTCTTCTTCTCTTTCTTTGCCTGGCTGTTTGAGGTTGTGGGGACGGAGATAGTCTCCCTTGAAGACATAAGGAAGAGGGCGATAACCCTGCCTAAACTTTCCTAAGACTGACCATAAGCAAGCTAAAATCCTTAACACTATAATCACTATTACTATTAGTAAACCTATCTTAACATATTTAAGCCACCACGTAAAGTCGAACCAGCTAGCCCAGGAAGTCCAATCTCCTAATTTTTCTAGCTCATATATATTCTTTTGCTCCAATTCATATGCCTTCTGTAAGTTTACTGTCATATTGTCAGTTAGAGCTGTTACTCTTTTATCCCATTCCAGCCATGTCTCTGAGGTCCAATTTGGTGTTATAGAGTCATTTGGCCATGGTACATGTGTGTGGCATACCTGGGCGAATGAGCAGCCCCACATGGATAGTCTTGCTTGATCAGCTACATAGTCCTCCAAGGCTGTAAGGCGGGCCTGAAGATTCTTTACACCCCAGATAGTTAGTTTTAATAACTCGGAGTGCTGATCTATCAGGCTCAGCAGAACCTTCTGCTGCTCCACAATCCCATTCAACAAAGCCTGAGACTGGACAGTCAGGGCCACCGCCACTGAGCCCATCGTGGAACCTGCCAAACCTAGGAGGCCGAACATCCCAAGCAAGACCGCTCCCCTCTTCTGCCTAGCTTCTGGCAGATGATATCTTGCCACTTCTGTAGGAGCAAAGCCAATTGGGTCCACTTTTACTAGTTGATAGTGTGCTCCTACCGCTGTAAATCGGTTTTGTACCTCATCTTGTGGCACAAATTTGATGATGTATCCCTCTTCTGTCTTTTGAACCTCAAAGAACATTTCTGTTACATCATTAGAACATCTTATCTCATTATTAAATCCAGATACAGGAGGCATATAAATCTTCTTTCCTACTTTATGCCAATCATCTATTATTTGTCTAATATTACATGACATCCATGGATACCATACTGATGAATTTTGATCATTCCATGTTCTCCAAATTTTTGTCCAATTACAAAAGAAGTATTCTCCTCCACAGAGGAGCATAATAGTTTCTGCTCCTGGTTCGCCTTTCGTGGTGTAGTCAGAGACCTTTATTGTTTTAAGGGCACAACCCGTTCTATTTTCCTTTCTTTTTAACCCCTTGCAATAGCCCTTTGTTACATTTCTCCATATGGAGCTGTCTATTTTTCTTAATTCTATTGCTAGATCATGCATGGCTATTCCCCATTGTCCCTTCAACTGACACATACCTTTCTTAAGATTTTTCCCTGGTTCTAACCCACTATAAAAGATCAATCCCGTTGCACTAGGTGTTGAGATCACAGATCTGTTTCCTTTTCTTCTACATACTACTTGTAAGTTGTACTTCTCATCTACTCTATACACATACTTATGGTCATGAAACTCCTCTTTGCCTTTCTTTGTATTTGTCTGTATTAATTCATTATAATCATGTTTTGTCCCACTAGATCCACACATAGTTGAGGTGGTGGCTGGCAATGGCTGTGTACACTGTACTGCTGTGATATTGGTACATTTTTTAGAGACATTCAATCTTTCTAGGCACCTCAAGAGAACATATCCTGGAGGTGCACACAGTCTAAATTTTATTTCATCTGTGGATGCTTTATTACAGTCCTGGGTTATTACTGATGTATTGCATTGTGTCATATAACAAGAATATGTGTTATTTGTGCCATTTGTACAAGTTACATCTTCATATCTAAAATTTTCTTCTATCTCCAATTTGCAATCCCTACATAATCCTGTAGTATTGAATTTACAGACCCTGTTCTGTTGTGTTGTAGTTTCAGTGTTATTGGTGTCTATGTCCAACTCAGTAGTATTTGCCACCGTCTTGGTGGTAGTTGTGGTAGTTGTGGTGGATGTAGTGGGTATAGGGGTAGCAAGGTCTTTTCCTTTTGTACACTGCATCTTGACACAGTATGGGGTCAGTTTCACACAAGGTTTTAATACTGCGTCTATCATGGAGGAGATAGCTCCCCATGCTTGCATTACTACCTCATTTTCTTCCATGGGACCTGTGAAATTCCATGTTATGTTCGGAATTGGTTGCTCTTCATAGTGCAACAAGCTGGGAACACAACTAGTTGTTACCCATAAGGAATCATTTTCTGTTGCACAGAACAGGTGTGTCTCTGCCTTATGCCATTTAGGTGTGCCATAATATACTGTCACCCATTGGTTTCCTAACCCTAGTCCTACAATTATTCCTAATATTATGTACCTAAGCATACTTACTGTTAATACTTACCTTCCCACAGGCGCTGCACTATCTTCTGATATTTTTTCCAGAAGTCTCTGTCTAGATCTCCTGTTTCTGTAGGCATGATAATGTACTCCTAAGGCCTTCTGCAAGAAGCATAGCTGGCAGTGATAGCAACATCTTTTACAGTAACATGTGTCACAGGGGGTTGTCCGATCTCGGAAAGGATCGTAAGGGGTAACATCCCCCTCCTTCTTGTCCGATACGGCTTTCCCTGCATCCATATCTATAGTGCATAGACAGAGCTTTTTGAAGAATTGAGATAAGCTGTCGCACCCCTTCTAATGTATCCCCATAGGTTTTGTAGATCCAGCTTCCTACTGCATGCAATAAGCGTCTATCAAAATGCTTTAAAGCTTCTTCTTGAACTTCTGCTAAGGTGTCAATTAGCCATTCATTGTATGGTTCTCTTTGAGGGGCCTCGTCCTCGGGTGGTTGCTCCATCTGTAACACAGAGGTTAGACCATCCCTGGAGGAGGAGGTCCTCTCGGATGCCCACTTCTACAAGGACATTCTTGTTGCATGTGAGTAAACATTGCTTTATTCATCAACAGCAGGTATCTATACTTTGCATAGCTTAAGCTTCTCTGATGTCTGTCATGCCAGTGTTCTATGCATGCGTTCCAGAGACGGAAAAGGAACTCTGGGTGGAAGTGTAATCTTGCCTCCTGATTGATTTTCTCCAGAGATCTTTCCAACCAGGTATTTAGATCCACCTCTCCTGCTCCTTCTGGGATCTCTGGGGCCCCTTCTGCCATTGTTACAGTAGGCTGTATAACTTAGCAAAGCCAAGTACTGCAGGCTCCCTACCTTCCCTTTATGTCCCCAGTGGAAGTAGCACACTGTTAGTCTCTTTCCTAGCAGGGCTTGTCTTATTGCTTGTTCTGTAAAACAGGGGAGATATTTCCAATGTATCATCCTGTCTGCTGTTTGGGGGTCTATGTGAGTGTAGTAGTTTGTGAACTTATATTCTATTGTCATGGCATAAGTTGATAACCATCCTTTTTCTGGGGTTAAGTTCCACAGGATGGTGATTATGATCTGTTCATCTTCTTCTAGGGGAATATATTTTTGTGAGTGTGTCCACCATCCTGAGCATTGAAAATGTGCCTTTAAATCCCATTTGTCCAAATGTTTTTCTCCTTTATATTTGTGGTATTTTACCAGTGAATTCCATCTTTCTACTGCATGTCTATCAAGCTTCCACGTTGGGATCACTATCCACTGTTTTTCCATAATCTCTGATGATTTTTGCTTTTCTCCTTGGTACTACCTTCAAGTCTGTCCCCTCTTTGATTACCACCGCTCCTTCTCCTTTCCAAATGAGTTCTGCTGGTCCTTTCCACTGTTGGTCCCTTCCTTCTCTGTAATAAACCCGAAAATTTTGAATTTTTTGAATATTGTGTTGTAATTTAGTTGTTAGGAGGTCTGTTGCTATAATGTCTACTATTCTTTCTCCTGGACTGTATTCCCCTATCCCCCCTTTTCTTTTAAAATTGTGAATTAATACTGCCATTTGAACTGCTGTTTCTAGTTTCTCTGCTTGGTCTCTAACTTGCCCTATGATTTGTTTGAGATGATGGTTTTTTGCCTCTATTACTCCTTGACTCTGAGGATTGTAGGGAATTCCTGTAGTGTGCTCTATTTGAGCCCACCAACAGACTGTGGCTACTTTTTCACTGGTGAAATTAGGGCCATTATCTGTGTGTAGATGTTTTACTGGCCATCTACCTGCTAATTTTAACAGGAAGTGTGCTGTTTCTTTTCCTGTTTCTGTGGGTATTACTTCTGCTTCTAGATACCTACTTGCTACATGGACTGCTGCTATGATTACTTTTCCTTCCATATGTGTGCAGTCCATTTGCCAGGTTCCTGGGGATGTATCTACCTGGCCATGTATTGGCTCTCCTTTTGTTTGACACTTTGGACACTGGGCTACTATTTCTTTTGCCACTATGTTTGGTATACAGAAGTCTTGTGCTAATGCCCTCCAATTATTGTGATATTTATCATGCTCTTCTTGTGCTTTATCTATGCCTTCTAAAAACAGTACTTGCCTTACTCCTCTGCTCACTAGTTTATCTACTTGCTCATTCCCTCCTATGCCTTTGTGTGCTGGTACCCAAGCTAGGTATACTGCTTCCTTGTGGATCATGAGTTCTATAATTTCTCTTACTATGGGGTTGTCTGATTGGTCGGGTGCTGCCGATAGGATACCCATAGCATACTGTGAATCTGTCACTATATTTACTTTTGGTCCTGAGTCTTGTAATGCCATTTTTATTGCCTCCAATTCTGCTTTTTGGTTTGTGGTATTCTCTAGGGCTATTACTCTGGATTTATTTCTAGCTGTTACATATCCTGCTTTCCCTTCTTTGGAGTTTCTGTTAGCTGCTCCATCCACATAATACACATCTTCTCCTGGCACAGGTTCTCTCAACAGGTTATACCACAACCCGATAAGGTGTGGAGTGGATACAAATTCCCATTCGGGAATCCATGTGGCTTGCCAATATTCTGGCCACCACTGGTCCCAGACTTCTCTTTCTATTGGCAGATAAAACTTAGGGAGTTTTCCCCAGATCACTAAAGCTTCTTTTGCAATCTTCTGTACTAGTCCTGCAAGCACTCTAAGCTCATTTGTATGAGCATTCTTTGTTCTGGCATATTTCCCTACCTTCAGCGGCTTATTATCCTCCTGCTCTATTTGGTAACTCCATTGCCCTTGTGTCAATTTTTGAACCTTTGCCATTAAAGGCTTCTCTGGTTGATAGTATACTCCATGCACTTCCTCCTGCACTATGAGTTTGTTTTCTTCATATTCTAATTCTGCTTCTCTAGTCCATTCTACTTTTTCATCTAGGGGTTTTGCCCCTCTAATTAGTCTACAGAGCTCTTTTGTTTTAATTCCGGAATAAATCTGACTTGCCCAATTAAGTTTCCCTACCAACTTTTGGATGTCATTTACTGTCCATTCTTCTTTCTCTGGAAGCTGTACTTTCTGCACTGTCCATTTCTTAGGGTGCAGTATGTATCCCATCCACTCAAAGGGTGGTTCCTTTTGAAACTTCTTGTCTGGGGTCTCGAGCCCCCAAAACAAGAGGTGGTCTCTTAACTCTTGAATCATTCTGCTGTGTTCTGGGGCAACTCTATCACTCCCAACAAAGAGATCATCCATATATTGATAGATCACTACATCTGGATGTCTCTCTCTGAAGGGCTGTAAGATTTTATCTGCTGTTGCCTGGAAAATGGCTGGGGAGCCCTTCCATCCCTGTGGTAGGACATTATACTGGTACCTGATTCCTGGGCCCTGATTATTCACCGATGGAATGGTGAATGCAGTGTACTTTCTAAAGTCCTCATCCAAAGGACATGAGAAATAGGCATCCCCTATGTCCAGTACTGTAATTTGCTCACATTGTTTGAGACCTCCAGGGTGTGGGATTCCCAACTGCACCTCAAAGAAGTCCTGAGTTACTTTGTTTAACTGTCTAAAATCTACCAATTTTCTCCAGCTGGTTCCATCTTTCTTTTTGATGCAAAACACCGGTGTGTTGTAAGGATTTTCTGGACCTATCTTAGAGATCTGGCCTTCCTTCTCCATTTGACTACATATTTCTTGTAAGGCTAAAATCTTTTCCTTAGACAATGGCCATTGTTTTATTTTAGGTCCGTCAGTTCCTGGTTTTAGTGTTACCTTTACTGTTTCTACTTTACTAACTGGAAAATTTAGTGTACATCCTAATTTCTTCAGCACATTTCTACCTACAATATTTACAGGTGTGGGGCCCACTAGGACTGAAGCGTGTGTAGTTTTGCCTGCTATTGTTACTTTACAATTGAAAAACTGTTTTACATTGATTGATCCTCCAATTCCTCCAATAATCTGTGGTTTCCAATTACCTTTTAAATCTAGATCTTTGATTACTGTATCATCAGCTCCTGTGTCCAGTAAGGCCTCCACTTTTTGCCCTTCTATCTCTACTACTGTAGTTGGTCTGTTCCAAAGAGAGAACTGAGGGAGTTGTAAGCTGCCTCGTATGGACCCCTCTCTTTCTTTTCCTGTTTGCTTTCCGCTTTCTGCTGTTGCCCTTTCTTCATGTAATCTAACAGCATTCTCTCTGCTGGGTCTTCCATCCCTGGCATTGGAGGGGCCGTTGGGGTCAATGGCATCGCCGGGAAGTTCCTGGGTTTGCCACTGCCCCAGGGGGTATTCCCTAAAAAATTCACCATCTTTGGGCAATTTCTCATTATGTGTCCTAGATCTCCACACTTGAAGCATCCCTTTTTTCGAGGGCTTATACAGTCCCTCAGCCCATGACCAAATTTTCCACAGTTAGGGCATCTGATGTTTCTAGGAGGTTGTCTCGGGGGGCCCCGCGGTGGCCCTCCCGAATTCTGCATCATTACAGCTGACTGGGCTTCCTTCATAGCCTCTGCCATCATTTGTGCTTTATATTTAGGGCCTCCTACCCCTTGGCAGGCTAGCGGCATCTCTTCTAAAGAGGGATTCATGCCTAGCCCTTTAAGGATGGATTTACAATCTGGGTTAGCATTCTGGATGAGCAAAGTTTGTGTCATCCAGGTTTTGACTTGTGGATCAGTCCGCTCCGCCCGCAGAGCTTTGTAAAACCTGTCCACATAGTCCTTGAACGGCTCCTTTGGTCCTTGCTTTATGTCCAGGATGTTTACTGGATTATACATGCTTACACACTTCTGAAGCCCTAAAACTATCCATTGTTTATATATTCCTCCCACATTTACTGCATCTTGCTCCCTTGTAGTCCATTCTATCTGCTCTTCTATGGAGCTTGTTGTTCCAGCAATATCACTGCCCGTTGGGTTTCTCAAGACACCTTGGGGCATAGGACCCACTTGTGGGTGTCTCAAGTTCCAGTCTGCAGCTTCCTCATTGATGACATCCTTCACTATTTGAAGCGCTCCCTGATGGTCTCCAATAGCATTGAGCATGCCATTGAGATCATAGGGGAGGCACCCTTCAGACAAGGCTATGAACATGGGCACTATTTCTGGGCTAAACTTCTTCTCTTCTATGCATTTTACCCACGCATTCAGCGTGCGCGGTGAAATTCCCTGATGGACTGGGGTCTGATTTATTATCTGTATTGGGTAATTTTTTGAGCGGCCACTAGGTGTCACTATTGCTCTTTGTTCTTTTTCTGATGCTGCATTTTCCTTTTCGGCCACTAGATGGAGCTTTTGTTTTACTTTCTCTTTCGCTTCCTCTGTATCTGTTACTTTCTCTTTCGCATGTACGCACCATACGCAGCAGCAGGTGTTGTACAGCGAGATTAAATTTTCTGACCCTGTAGGAACTAGTGGAAAGAGTACGCTAAGAATTTTCTCGCATCCTTCCTTACTTTCTAACAGCTTTTCATGAAGGCCAAATCTGTCTAGTTCCTTGCTTACCCATATTATGTGTTTCAGCTGGTATTTCTTTTTTCCGGAGGGCCGTAACCTAATCTTTTCCAGCTCGTCCAATTTTTCTCCCCTAAGACCTGACGCGCTCGCGCCCATTTTCTTGCCCCCTGTCCTCTTTCACAAGGACCTCTTTTCACTTTGCCTCGGCCTTACTTCCCCTCTTTTCCTTTTGCCTACTGGGGTTGCCTCGGCGGTCTCGCTTGCTCTAGCGGACCCTGGACTCACACACACAACTGTTCGGTGCACCGCTTACCTTGAGTCCTGCGCGTCGGGGCTCCTTGGTTAACTCACTTCGCCGGGTGGGTCGGTCCGGCTGGCTGCCGCCTTCGTCCCTTACAGGTTGGAATGACTCGAACCCTTGTCAAGTCCCTGTTCGGGCGCCACTGCTGGGGATTTTTTCTCTACTGCCACTAGATATCAAATCTCTGCCACCGATCTGAGGGATCTCCAGTAACCAGAGTTTCTACCAAAGACAAAATAGGCGAGTACACTCACTTGCTTTTCTTAACTTGGGTAAGCTTTTATTGAGCACTTAAAAGCAAGCAAGCGGTAGTCAATCCCACAGCCTCTTGGCCACCGAGACTGCTAGAGGTCTACCAAGACCAAGCAAGGGAGCCCCCGATGAGCCTCTTCAGGAACACCTGACGAGCTGCCCAGAGCTACAAGCCAGGGGCCTGCGAACCACCCAGGGCTACAAGCAGGCACTCCTTCCAAGACTCACCAGAGAACACCCAGGCTCAATCTGGTAGCCTCTCAGGGAGAGACTCACTTCAAGCGCAAAGCGAGCTGCTTATATGCAGCCAGGTTGGGTTGACCACTCCCCCACCCGACG